ACCTTGTACCCTCGAGTGATACATAGGCGGTTTTTGTCCTACGCTTGATTTGTCTTAACTTCATGCTGTTTCTCCTTGTTGTTTAAGAATCCGCACCCAGTCGATGCGGGACAAGAACCAACGGAATAATGGGGTTGAGCAGTCTTGGCAAAGCAAGACCTCGTTGTCACCGTGCTTCATGTTGTCCTCTTTGGGTTAAGTTGTTTAAGGGTCTCCATCTCGAAGCACGCGATGTAGTTTGATTTGTTCATAGGCACGACGGTGAACTTGCGTTGCTTGGCAATCTCGTCACCGCATGGCATACAGAATTTGATACCCAACGCCCAACGGCGCGGGTCTACGGCGTCGGCACATGTCCGACAGTAGTGGTGTAGTTTGCTCATAGTTGTTCTCCTTCTGGTTCGTATGTCATGCCATCAAACCCTGACGCATAGTCTTGCTCTTCGAACCCGTCACGAAACCCGACATAGCGGTATGTCCCATCGGGGCGTTTAACACACGCATAGAAAAACCCTTGTGGATTCTGTGTCCGATACATGAACGCATGGCGTGCCCACCTTGCGCGTGCCTCTTCCATCTGTGAGCGTAACCATTCGTGGTAGTAGAGGTCGGCATACCAACCCATCTCATGCCGTGCGCCATAACTGCGCCAATCCTCATACTTATGCTCGGCAACCCAGTCAGGTATTGCGGTGCGTAATGCATCTAGCATTTGTGCATCGGTCAGTCTCAGTGAATCAGGATATGCGCTTATCTGCGCTTCCCATAGTGTGTTGTGTTTCATAATCGTTTTCCTGTTAAGTTGTTAAGGGGGTTGTTGTGTAGTCGCACGGCTACTTGATTACTTAGTGCAGTTCAAAAGCTGACTCGTCGCCATCGTAGAACCAGTTGGTATAGGAATAGATACTGCCATCTGCACAGTAGTGGACGCCGTGCATGGGCTCATCTTGCGAACTCTCCTCCAAGCCGACCTCTTCAATGGACACGAAACGGGCGGTGTTATTCATATCAACTCGCATAGTCTTTCTCCTTAAATTGTGTAGTCTTGCGACTACATCAGTTGGTGTTCTAGAACTTTCTAGATACTTTTCTAACCAACTGAATACTATTGTAGCACAGAACAGGCACGAAGTCAAGTTTTTACGCTTCTTAAACTATCAAAGTTTATTATATTATATTAGTTCCTATTAGTTCCTATTAGTTCTTATAGTGGAGGTATGTAAGTTATTGATTTATATATAGTGTACCCTTTTTGTATAATGAACCTAGAATATTGTGTGATGTCCAAAATGAGTAGAAGGGGGTCTTAGAGAAGTTCGTGCAGAAATATCTTTGCTGAGTTTGCCAAACACACTTTTGCTTGGGTTCATTAGGAACTAAGGTACAGAGCGCATGGATGCTACATTCTTGCAGGTTCATTACTAGGTTCAATGCAAATTTTGGGGGAACAATAGGGTAGGGTTTATCCCTACTTGACAAACGCAGAAAATACTGTTAACCTGTGCACAGGTTAACACCTAGCCATGTGACTAAACGACCCTGTGCTTTACGCTTCTTCTAATCACTGGCATCAATAGGTAGTCTCAGACTACATAACATCTTGTAGTCCGCGACTACATAGCCAACTACCTAACGCACGCCGCGCCCACCGAGCCACCAACCCTGTGCTACACGCTACCGCTAATCACTGGCATCAATAGGTAGTCGCGGACTACCTAAATATGTTTTGACGAAATGGGAAATTTTGGGCGAAAAAAAACCCCCTGATTTCTCAGGGGGCTTAGTGGAACCTAATCTCTTAGGCTTTTGCAGTGTAGTTAGTTTTAACTATTGTCAGAGTCTTGATGTCGCCGGTGACATCTTGCTTAGGTGTCTCCATGCTTTGCATCACTCTAACTGCAAGGTCTAAGTAATAACATACTTGACCTTCTTTCGACTTGGGCAACTTAGGTGTCGTTGTCTTTTTCTCCTCAGCCGTACCATTTGCAACATTCTCAAATTTCAACAAGTGAGTTTGTATCTTAGAATACTTGGAACCGATTTGACGAATCCAATGGGCTTTTGTACCCTGCATTATCTCGCTGAGAGTCTTAGACTCTTTCGCAAGTAATTCCTGAGTATCTTTTTCAAAAGATAAGACAATGGCAGACTTAATCTGCGTATGCAGGTCTGCGTACTTGCTTGTTGTACCTTTTTCTGGTAACTCAAGCATAGCAGTAGTCACGCCGTCAGCATGGTAGCAGTCAGCAAGTTTTTTCCACTTAGCATCTTGCTGATAGTCACCTTTGACTGTCAGAGTAGTTAACTCGAAAGTCAAAGGTGAGAGAACAAAGGCTTGCACCTTAGCAGTTGAACCAGTCAGTGTTTTAGTTGCCTGCGCAACGACAGATGATTTAGTCATAGTCATTTCCTAAAGTATCAATCAGGCGAGTGTTACTGTGTAACGCTTTACTCCCTAACCGATAACTCTATTGTGCCCTAATATAGGGTAACTTGTCAAGGGATAATAGAGTTTAATAGAGTTTAATAGTAATTTTATGTAGCCAGCGACTACATAGGGCAAAAACGATTTCAGCCCATAGCGCGACCCCACCCCCCGCTTTTTGCGTCTGGTTCCATACCGCCGCATAGGTTTGCTATTTTCCACACTCAAAGCCCAAATTTTTAAATTCAGAGCTAGTTTTTCAAATCCATACAGGGTTTACCCTAGCTTTAAAATTCGGCACTAAAAGTCATCAAAACATACATTGTTCTGCAACGTGCAGCTACAAGCGATAAGCGTACGATATAAAAAACATGTTAAGGTATGGTTATAAATAGGTACGTCTCGGCGGGTACTAAATATAGAAACACCCCCCGTCATGTTTTTTAAGTACCTAACCCCCAAAAATTTTTTTATAATTTTTTTAAAATCTGGGTATACTGCGACCCATCCCAGTCTGGACACAAGACAAGATGCAACTACAAATTGAACCTGATTTAGCAATACCTTTCCCGGAAGACTATTCCGTGTTTGCTAACTTTAGGGAAAAAGCACTTGCTGCTTGCAGCAGTGCAGAACTCTTAGGCCTCGACTTAGAGCCGACGGAGGAGGAACGTCTTACTGCTGAGCAAGCCGTCTACCAACTTGCAGAAAATGAAGAGAAAGCTAACAAGGCTCTCGTCAAACAGTCTGCCAAGTACACACCTGCCACATATAAAGAAGTTAAGGGTATCCTCGATGAGTATTCCGTGCGTGTGGTGGACAACGCCTTACAGATTAGACTGCTAGTAACTAACAAGCTACTAATAGAGTCCCAGAATGAGGACGCCAAAATCAGGATTCGTGCACTAGAACTGTTGGGAAAAATCACGGACGTGGGTCTTTTCACCGAAAAGTCAGAAGTTACTGTCAACCACCGCTCTACAGAAGACCTTGTCAACAGTATTCGCTCAAAGATACACAGATTGATGCACCCAAAGGACATAGAAGACGCCAAACTTGTCGAAGTAAACGGCGAAACGGTGGATTTGGACAAAGAACTGGGGTTAGATACCCCCAAAACCGATGCTGATGCAGGTGAGTGACCCCTTATCGTCACTGACGGACACAGAATTGGACTTTTTAGCCCAGAATCTGGATGCTTTTGAGGAAACTGACGCTACTGAGATAGAGATGGTGCTCGATGAGTTTGAGAATAGGCGCTCGGCACGTGCTTGTAGAGATGATTTGATAGAGTTCTGTAAGAAAATGCAGGCAGATTACAAGGTTGGTAAGCACCACAGACAGCTTGCAGACCAGCTAATGGCTATTGCAGAGGGTAAAAAGGACCGTATTTGCGTCAATATCCCCCCTAGACACGGTAAAAGCCAGCTTGTTTCTATCTATTTTCCGGCTTGGTTTCTAGGTAAATACCCTGATAAAAAGGTGCTTATGGTGTCCCACACCACAGATTTGGCTGTGGATTTTGGTCGTAAAGTAAGGAATCTAATAGATGTACCTGCTTATAAGCAGATCTTCCCAACGGTCACTTTAGCCGCAGACAATAAAAGCGCAGGTAGATGGAACACAAACGTGGGAGGAGAATACTTCGCTTGCGGTGTTGGTTCCGCTCTGGCTGGTCGGGGAGCTGATTTACTCTTGGTGGATGACCCACATAATGAACAAGACATCATCAACGGAAACTTCGACGTCTTCGAGAAAGCCTACGAGTGGTTCACCTACGGAGCGCGAACGCGTCTGATGCCGGGTGGTCGGGTAGCTATCGTACAAACAAGGTGGCACCAAGATGACTTGTCGGGTCGGGTTATCCGAGACATGGTGCAGAACGAGGAAGCGGATCAGTACGACGTCATTGAGTTCCCAGCTATATTTAACGAGAACACCAAGGAAGAGCGGGCGCTCTGGCCCGAGCAGTACACCTTGGAGATGCTGCGTAGAACTAAAGCATCTATGCCTGTGTTCCAGTGGAACGCCCAGTATCAACAAAACCCCACCTCCGAGGAGGCGTCAGTTGTCAAGCGGGATTGGTGGAACGTGTGGAAAAAAGAGGAACCACCCTCGTGTGAATACATAATCATGAGTCTGGACGCTGCGGCAGAAACCCATACCCGTGCTGACTTCACAGCTATAACAACTTGGGGTGTGTTCTTAAACGAAGAGAAGGACCAGCAGAGGTACAACATCATCTTGCTCAACTCTATTAAGAGGCGTCTCGAGTTCCCCGAGTTAAAGGACTTGGCATTCAAGGAGTGGGAGGAGTGGAACCCAGACGTGTTCATCGTGGAGAAGAAGTCCGCAGGCACGGCGCTCTACCAAGAACTGCGTCGCACAGGTATGTCCGTACAGGAGTACACCCCACACAGAGGTTCTGGAGATAAACTAGCGCGTTTGAACTCCGTAGCAGATATAGTCCGCTCAGGACTGTGCTGGGTACCCGAGGCACGCTGGGCAGAAGAGGTGGTGGAGGAGATTGCAGGATTTCCATTTATGAGTCATGATGACTTGGTTGACTCCACAGTGATGGCGCTCATGCGCTTCAGACAAGGCGGATTCATTAGGCTCCCTTCAGACGAACCAGAAGACATCAAGTGGTTCAAGGGCAAGAAGAAAGCGTATTACTGATGACTACACAAAAGTTTATGGGTAAGGGCCAGCTAATCGACCGACTTGCAGCGCAAGTGGGGGACAGGGCTAAGGCTGTATCTATACTCCAAGACCGTGGGCACTTAAAGGCCGACGGAGAAACATTTACCGTAGCAGGCGCACGACGCAACGCGATGACTGCAGAGCAACGTGCTAAAGACAGGGCTTCTAAGAAAACAGGTAAGCCCACCGATGCGTTTAACTACAACCCGAAAACTAACCGGACGTTCCTAAAAGGATAAGACATGGCAATAGATAAAGCACTCTACGCAGCCCCACAGGGTATAGATGAACTTGCGATGCAAGAGGAACCCATTGAGATTGAGATTGAAGACCCCGAGTCTGTAAAGATTGGCATGGGTGACTTGGAAATAATCCTTGAACCCGGCGATGACGAGGAGGACGATGAGTTCAACGACAACCTTGCAGAACTTATTCCAGATAGCCAGTTGGCAGAAATTGCTGGTGACTTGATTGGTGACTACGACGATGACGTTGGCTCACGCAAGGACTGGATACAGACTTACGTTGATGGTCTTGAGTTGCTGGGTCTGAAGATTGAAGAGCGCACGGAACCTTGGGAAGGTGCATGCGGTGTGTATCACCCACTATTAGCCGAGGCACTTGTTAAGTTCCAAGCCGAGACAATGATGTCTATATTCCCAGCAGCAGGTCCTGTTAAGACAATAATCGTTGGCAAGGAAACACCTGCTAA